GAGGTCTTCATCGTGGTTTCCGGCAGGGGCTTCGCTCGCAACGAGCAACCCTTCAGTTATCGCAGTGCCGCCAACCTCAACATAGCGGAACTTCCTGCCGTCCACAAACTGCATCTCCGTCCCTAGCTTGTGGCGCTGGGAAGATGTCTGCTGCTTCTCCCATCCGTAACTACCGCTTATCGTTGTGGGGAATGCCATTTTAGCCTCCTAGCTTACTATTACAGGTTTCTTACGCACCCTGCGACCAACCGATATAATAATCCAAGCAGCCTCGGTCAATCTTTACAGCTACTCAAATACTTGGTGCGTCTTCATGTGAACACGCAGCCTGGATAGCGCCCCCGCCTTAGTCAATGCCGTCACTGGATCGCCACATTTCTGGCAGACCACCGATTCTACCTCGATATCCACCTTGCCTTCCTCCGCAATCGGCTCGACGTGGGCATTCCGAATGCTACACCACCTGCATTCGCAGGTTTCTCCGGGCAGGTATGGGAGCATGCCCAACCTAGCCTTCTTGAGAACATAGTCGGGGTTCCCCGGAACCCCCTTTAGGGGGGTTCCTACGGGAGACGACACATTGCCTTCGTTATCCAGCCCCGGAGCATGGCGGTATAGGGTGGCCTTGGGTTGCCATTCATCGATGTACTCCCAAGTGTACCCCTGAGCCACCAGCTCCGCTCTCATCCGCTGTCTATCAGTTGTTGTCACCATGCTAGTCCTCCTCTAGGCATAAGCCTAATCTAGCTAGGCGCTAGTGGATGGCGCGGCAGCATCGTAAGTGAGCGGCGCGCCTCGGGAATCGTCAAGCTCGAACACGCCGTAGTCAGCGGTGATCACCAACTCGGTGGCCCGGAGGGATGCGTCCCTCTGCCTCTCGGTTCTGTTGTCCACGCTCTTCAGCACGGCCAGGGCCGACTTCTCTGCGATCACGCCGATGGCGTCGTCGCTGGAGTCAACCGAAAGGTTTCCATCCTCAAAGATGGGGACTCCGTTCAGGGGCCTTAGACCACTGAAGAAGTTGCCGAGCAGGTCCGAAGACCACCCGGCAGGAACCGGGTAGGTGGACGATGCGGTCACCGCCGTGCTTGCGATGTCGAACACAGCGTTCGGATGCTGGAGTATATAGATCTGGCTCCCGAACTTGTTCGCCTTGGCGTATGTGATCGCGCCTGCCACGTTGGCGAGGCTCATGGTCGCGCCGGCGGCCCCAAGGGTTGTCCCGCCGTTAAGCCCCGAGTAGAGGGCATGGACATCGGTGTCTTTCTTTCGGGCCATGCCGTCGCCCAACTGCCTGCCCACGATGGACATGACGTTGGGGGCGGACTGCCGGACAAGCTTGTCGGTCAATATGACCTTGGCTCCAACCTCAGAGGCCGTAAGGTCCACTGTGGTCATGCCAATGTCTTCCTCATCGACAATGTCCTGGCCGTCTTGGAGATCGCTCATCGACATCTGTCCGACCTTCGGAACCGTCACCTGTTTCTCGCCCTTTCCCAGGGAGAAGGATTCAATCAACGCCAACGCCGGAGCGTTATGCTCCTCGGTGAACAGGGCAGCGGCAATGATTACTTTCTGGGCATTCTCTAGATTACCTGTCGTGGCTGTCTGAGCCATTTAAGACCTCCTAAGCCTTATTCCATACCTACTGCGCGTCTGGCCGCCGCCACAGCGTTAGCTGATCTGTCACCAGCATTATACCTGTCCAACCAGCCACCGTCATTAGACGCGACCTGCGGCTCGCCTTGCGAGCTGTCGTATTGCTGTGGCGGAACCCGGGCTTTTCGTAGCTGAGTCAGTTCGGCTTGGTCTTTGTAGTTGTCGGCTATTCGCTTGGCCAATTCCTCCATTATCTGAGGAGTCTCAGCCTGTCTGAGAACAGGCAGATCCTCCATGCTGAGTTTGTACTTTTGGGCGAAATGTTCCGAGGCTGCCACCTTCCCGAGAAGGTGCTGGCCGTACTCATCGGCTTTTCCCATCAAGTTCTGCTGCGCTTGCCGCGACTGAATGTACTGCGTTGCCTGCTGCTGCGCCTGTTCAGGGGCATACCCTTGCGACTCGAGCTGTTGCTGATAACTCCGGACCTCGTTCTGAATGGCCGCCTGCTGCCTCAGTCGCTCGTATTCAGCGGCCTGGGCCTGAAGCTGCTGAATCTGCTCCGGCGTGGGCTGGGGCGGGGCCGGAGACGTTTCGGGAGTCGCGACTTCCGGGGCTGGCGGGGAAGCTGACGCTTCTGGCGCAACTGGCGGCGCGTCAGGAACCGTGGCCTCGCCCTCCGTTTCCTTGGCGTCTGGCGGCGACTCGTCAATGTCGATCTCGGGAGCGGCATTGAGTTTGTCTATCTCGCTGAGTATCGGATTCTGCGGCTCTGGCGCCGCCTCTTCAGGCGGGGCATCGGTCCCCGGCAGCGACTGCTGGGTCAGCTCTTGATTATCTGTTACCATCCTATCCCTCCTAATATGGGCTTTGTCTATATGATCCCGGGAGCTTGCCGTAAAGGCTCTGATAAAACGCGCCGTTCTGGTAGATGTAAGGGGTGTTGGCGAACCACATGATCAGCAATTGGTCGATCTCAGGGTTCTTCGTAACTACCTGGTAGCGGTGGGCCTTGCGAGCCAGGTTCATGTTCTTGATGACCTGCTGGATAGCCCGATTGGGGTGGGACTGCAATCTGCGCCGCTCCTCTGCCGGAGCCGCCAGGTACTCAGACCAGATTCCATCGGCGGTTTTGCCGATAGAATCCAGTAGTATTGGGTCTAGCCCCTGTTTGAGAGCGAGCATCTCATCCGGCTCAAATACCGTGTCTTCCCAGTAGCCGCTGTCCTCGATCTGCCCCAGCGCGTCGTAGTACTGGTCCACGAAGGGATGATGCTCGCCTTGATCGAGCCACTTGTTGAACCGCTCGGCCAGCCCCCCGGACTCATGAGCCATCTCGTCATCCCACTGAGCTATTTCACGATCCCACTCTAGGTCAAAAGCAGTAAAGTTAACATCATTGGTGACGGGGTCCGTGTGTTTCTTACGCACTTCTGCCCACTTATGGATAGCCCAGTACAGCGGCTCCTTGGCTCTATCGGGCGGCTCGCCTCGTTGCTCGATAGCCGCCGCCACCCTGTTGTCATCCCCGTAGACCTCTTTAATCGTGTTCACCCTTACTCGGTGCTGTTTGTTAATCGCTTTGAGGTCATCTCGGAAGGTGGTGGGGGACCATGCCGTCTGATCCTTGGGATCCCAGAGCGTCTTGGTGTTACGGTCAACAACTGTTGTCTCCGCTTCGAGCCGTTTCCTGGACGACTCTCGGGTCTTATCGACCATCTGGCCGTAATCGTCGTACCAGTACTCGGCTCCTTCTCTCTGACGCTCGCCAATCTCCCGCACCTCTCGGGCATTACGTTGATCCCGATACAAGGCCCGAATCATGTTCGGCGCGTCTTTTTCTTTTTTTAATTGCTGCCACGATGTCAGGATTTTGCCTAGATATTCCGGGTGATTGCCCTCGCCAAACACCCGCTTGACCATGCGGTCCCGCAGCATCTCGTTCGATGAAGACTTGAGGTTAAACCCCAGGGACTGAAACGCGACGCCTCGGTTGCCGAGTTTGGCCTCAATGGACGGCGTGAGCCTGTCTATATTGGCCTCCTTTGGGATGATCGGTATCCCGAAAGGAGTCAGCTCGGGGAGATCCTTGTCCTTGAACGCGGTCCGCCCCAGGGCGATGGCTGCCTGGCCAGCCCCGATGGGGCCGAACTCGTCGGTCACAAACTGCAATGCCCTCTGGAGGTATCCCCATTCACCGATATCGCGGCCCATGTAATCTCTGGAACTCACCTGGGACCAGATCGCTCGGGGGGTTGTTCCAGCCCTGGCATTGATGAAGCTAAGGCCCGGCATGCCGTAGGCCCCATCGGTCAGCCGGAACATGAAGTCGAACTGCATGAGCAGATCGAGCAACGAATTGTCGCCAGCCCTGGTGGGTATCGGGAAATCAGGGGAAAGCAATGCGGGGTTGAACCCGTACTTGAAGGTGTACCACCCTCGGAGATGGAAGGGGACGTATCGGCCCCAGGGCAACGGCGAACCCCAGTCCACCCCTAAGAATCTGCCCTTCCCGTCTTTCTCGGTTAGCGTCGTGGTCGCGAAGTGAATGAGGTTAGCAACCCCGGCCATGAACAAAAACGCCCCGGCCCAGTGGGTGGCCCAAAAAGCTTTCTCCGGTCCGCGAACCGCGCCCATCATCTGGCGGAAAAAGGACTCGTTCTCGTTGAGGGAGAAGCTGAACCGCTGGAGGAACTCTCGCATGTGCCCTCGGACAACGCTCTGCTCAACCGGGATGGTGGACCACCGTTTATTGGCCCTCTTTGCCGCAATGCTCATGATCTGGCTCGGCGTCATATCGGGGTTGGTTGCCCGAATCAGCGGGATCAGGTTGTACTTCACATCGTGCAGGATGGCCGCCGGGTACATCCCGTCGAACATCCCTCGGCGCATGGCCATCTCGGCGTTCTTGATCCCCCGCCCTGCCGCCGCCACCATGCCTGCCGCCCGTCCACGCTCCACCGACTGCCGGAGCATTGTGACCCCGTCCTCTGCGTCGAAAATCGTAGCGTCCCTGACATGCAAACCATGCCTGACCAAATTGGCGTTGGTGATCTCTGCCAGGGCGGGGTTGTCGTACAGGGGCGTGTTGGAGATCAGCTCCTTGCGCAGATACTCCCTGAAGTCGGGAGACAGATTTCCCCGAGCCATATCCCTCCAGGCTTTGGGCATATTGACCAGGTGCGTATGGGCCTCCGCAAGATGCCGGAACCCCTGATGGAATGCGTCCGGGTCCGCTGTGAGCGACCCCTTCCCCATCAGCCTCATGCCCTCGATGACTCGGTAGAGCGAGGCGCCAGTCCCGGCAATTCCCACCCTGAACGAGAAATCGACCTGCTGGAAGAGAGACGCGAATAGATTCGCTCGCTTGGGGATATAGAATATATCGTCGAACTTGACATCGATGCCCAGCCGATCAAACCGCTTCTGGGTCCGCATCCAATTCCACTGCGGTTTGCGCGGGGCGAACATCTGCTCAAGGGTGTCGGCCACCTTCTTCGGGAACACCCACTGCATCTGGATAAC